TTTACTCCGTCAATTTTAGCCTGTTGTAGTATCACTGTGGCTGTTGATATACTAGCAGTTCTTTCAAATCCTCTTGATTCAAAATATCCAACCACAGCATCAACATCATTGCTTGGAAATGCTATTGTATCATTAAAATAATTGTTAAAAAATTCTTTAACAGGTTGATTGCTGTCATTATTTTGTTTAGGTATATTACTCATTATTTTTTTTCCACTAGGTTAATTAAATCTTGTACGGTCTGGACTTTGTCACCATCGTCCTCTGATATTTTTACACCTGTTGCTTTTTCCACTTGTATCACTAGTTCTACTGTGTCAAATGCATCTGCACCTAAATCATTAACTAGATGTGCTTCTGGAGTTACCTTGCTCTGCTCAACATCTAGGTGTTCTGCTATTACTTTAATTACTTCTTTCATTAGTTCCTTTTTATTAATGCTTTTGTTACTGCTTTTAATCCTGATCCAATATTTGAAGCACTTCTACCTATAAACGTATTTGGTACACCATATGCTTGGTCAGAAGTGTTTCCAATTCTTCCAATCGCACCTGTAAGTATGTTGAAACCTTCTTGCCTCAAACCTTCTTTGGATAAATTTTTAGCATTCTTTAATCTGTTTGCTGTTCTTATTATTGATCCTAAAGTAATTTTTCCTCTGTTAGAACCAAGTTGACTTCCAATGTAAGTATATGGTCCATCGTTTTCACCAAACAATCCTGATAACACTCCGCCTGTTCCTAATAAACTTGTAGAGCCACCACCTGATAATGAATTAGGTGAAGGAGTTTTGTCGTAATGTTCTTTTCCAAAACCTGCCGGAGCACCATTGGCTTGTACTCTACCTCTTGAATAAAATACTGCTTCATATTCTAAAACCATTTGATTTTGTACAGGTGCATTGTCTTGATTGTTCATTGAATCGTGTTGCCATCTTTGTATAATTGGATTTACCAATGTGTAACAAGTGTAAGTTTTTCTTGCCATCTGATAAATTTGAACGCTTGTAAAAAAAGGAATGTTAGCATCACTATCTAAACCAAATCTATTTTGAGTATTTCTATTATTGGTCAGTCCAGCACTTTTACTGTAAGGTCTTTCTGTACTGCTAGACTGATTGCCTACAGTATCTTTAGAACCGTAGTTTCCATCATTGAAGTAGTATCTATAATATGTTTCCCATAGTGCTGTTGTTACACCATAATTATCATCATGAAATGTAATGTTTATAGGATCGTAAGAAATTTTAGTTTGTATTTTTCTTTTAATGTTGTACTGTTGTGCGGTAATCATGTCCACAGTGTATTGTGGTAAGTCAACTGCTTTCACAAGCATATTCAATTCTCTTTGATGATTACTTAATGGTGGATCAGTGATAGCCGCCTTAGGGTTGATATTGAATACAACGTGATATAAAAATTTTTGTTTTGGTGCTAATCTAAAACTGTCATCAACATACAGCCTAGAAGCATGGCTGAAATCTGCTAGATTTCCTTTGGGATTAAGTGTTCCTTTAAACACATTGTCTAAAAAACCTTTTAGTAAATTTGCCATATACTGTATTTATGTAAGGGAAAAAGCGGGAGTATTAAAAACTTAAGGCAACTTATAAAGCCGCCTTAAGCACTGTTTATATTGAGATTAGCCTTGTGTAGTGGCATCAACTGGAGTTGTATCTCCAGAAATCATTGCCCATGCAAATACGGCAACAACTACTGCTACACCAATCCAAACTTTTTTATTTTTTAATAGTTTTTTCATGGTTTGATCCTTCCCTTGGTTAATAAAAAAAAAGGGGCCGGAGCCCCCTTCTTAAATTTATAAATGCTAATGATTATTAAGCGCCGCCGCCTGTAATTAGAGTGTTTACAGTTCTGCCCACAGCAGTTCCTACGCCAGTGCCTTGTGGAGTTTGGATAGCATTGTCATATCTTAATGCTAACGTTACAGTCACAGGTTCACTTGTTTGATATGCTAATTGATTGTAGTTTGCTGATTCAATGTAGCAACCATACAGTTCAAATGTTTCTAAAACATTCACTGTGTTGGCACCGTTTGCGCCGTCTGTAATTTCTATTCTTGTTACGAATTTGTAGTCTGAACCTGAAGCCGCCGCACTCATTTCAAAGAAGTCAAATTGTTTCTGTAATTGTTCACCAACAAGTTTTTGTACGTTGTTGCTGACATCTTCTCTTAATGTTAGTGTAACAGTTTCCCATGTGTGTTTACCTGCTAGATATACTTTAGAGTTGTAAACGTCGATAGTTGTTGTTTCAAAACTTAAATTAGGTCTTGTGATATCTTGCACCTGTTTTGTTAATTCTGTTGTTGGAGTTGATACACCAAAGTTTTCTAATGTTACTCTAAAACGATACTGTAACTTCGGCATTAACAGACCTTGGTTAGAAGCAGATTGGTTACTGTCTAAAGGTACTGTAATTTTTGATAGTGTAGATATACTCATTTGTTTCTCCTATAATATTTATCTATTATAATCCTGCTATTTCGCCAGTATTTTTCAATCTTAATGGTACGTAGATGAACTCTACTGCTTTGACTGGTTCAATAGCAATATCCAAGTACAACTCGTTTCTGTCTATTCTTGTAGGTGTGTTGTTTGATTCATCACACACAACCAAGAAGTCAAAAATCGCTCTGTTACCAACTAGTTCAAGTAATAAACTTTCTGCTTGAGCCTTGATTTCATCTCTTGTGATTTTATCATTTGGTTCAAATACATAAGGTCTCGCCAATTTGTTTAATTGACTTCTTAAGTAAATTACTAATCTAGCAACATTGATTCTGTCTAGTGCAGAACTACCAGCAAATCTAGTTTTTTGTCCATAGTTCACTAAACCTGCACCTGTTATGAAAGTAATTGGGTTAACATTGTTTGTATATAATGTATCTCTTTGACCTTCATTTAATGCTGTTGAAACAAATTCGCCTTCGCTGTTGATGTAACCTGTTGATGTTGCGTTAGTTATTCCACCACGTCTTGTTCCTGCTGGAGCAAACCATGGGAAAGAAACTTGGTCACTTAAAGCAATAGTTCTTAACATCATGTGTGATGCTGGAACTACAACATTGTTACCAAAGTTGTCTGATGTAAATCCTGATGGATAAAATACACCAAGATATTCATCTGTGCTAACTAAACCATTGTCGTTATCTTCAACTGCTAGGTTTACGTTTGTTGACCAATTTTGTAAACTTGTTGCATCTGGTGTTAATCTCATTGGTGAGTCACCTAGTATAAATGCTGACAAGCCTCTGTCATTGTTTAATGAAATCATTTCACCAATCAATTCTGGATAACCTGGTGTTGCCATTAAGTTAAACAATCTAGATTCGTCATCTCTAATTTCTTGATTAGAGTTTAACATTGCTTGTAAAGATTGTACAATAACTTTACGTTGTGCTTTTCTACCAAATGAACCTGAACCATCTGCTTGGTTAGCCGATTCAGTTACCCATCTGTGTGGATAGTAACTTGACATTAATGTATTAGCATCTGTACCTCTAGTATTTTTTGCTGTAACATCTATGCTGTTTCTTACAAATTTCTTAACATTGAAACCTGAACGTCTTGTGTTCCATAACAACATACCTTTTGGATATAATGCTGGATCTGGAGCATCTGGATCTAAGTAGTCACTTGCTAATAATTCTGCTATTGTGCTTGATGGAGCAACTGTTGTTGTTCCACCTGTTGTACCGAATCTAGCATCAGCAAATAGCATTCCATTTTCTGTTGTTTGATCAGTTGCGTCAACTTGTACCCAACTTAAAGATGTTGCGTTCCATTTGTAAACTAATGGATAGTTTTCTAAATCTGCTGTTGAAATCCATAAGTCGCCTTCAACAAGTGCTGTTCCATCTGATTGTGTAGTTGGTGCTGTTGCTGAAACTTGTGGACCTGCTGGATCTGAACTTGATACTGCTGAATAACCTTTCCAGTCTGTACCGTTGTGATACATAATATCAACTTCATCAACAATTGAACTGTACCATAATTGACCATCTGCCGCAGTTGTTGTTACTGCGTTGGCACTTGCTGTGTAAGTTAAAATTTTCCAATTAC